CGTTCCTTGTTTCAAAAGAACTCCGGCTGAAGCCGTTGAGAGGGAGAGGATGGCAGCTACATTACCTACGCAGCGCGTACAATTCTCAGCATGGTGCGTGCCCAATTTCAAATTCAGCCAAAATCGGATTCGAAAGCACTCTTTTATAAGGATAAAGAACTTCACCCATTTGGGAGATGGCATTATGGACGACTTCAAGTGGAAGATGCTTGCAAAAGCCCGGCCTATCACGCATCCTGGCCCGATTCTACACTCCATGATTGAAGCATTCCCCAATTTCGTGTTGGCTCAGACTCCTTGGAACACACTGGTCGCTTTACGGGAACGTGCTTTGCGTTTCCGGCTTGCGCCAAATTGGCAAGCGGTAGAAGGATTTCGTTGGGCATTATTCCATTTCCTCCCCCGTCTGGATGTGGAAAAAGCCTCGTCAGCCGACATCGACGAGTGGTTACGCAATCGGCAGGCGAAATACAAAGACAAGTATGCTCGAGTTTTGTCTCATTTGGCAACTCATGGATTCCAGTATTCCAAGCAGGACTTTGAGGTTGGGGTGTTTGTAAAAGAAGAAACGCTCCCAAAGCTCTCACCGCGCATTATATGCACGATGAGCGACAACTTCAATGCCTACTTTGGTCCATGGTGTAGTAAATTTGAGAAGCGCATTTCTGACGCAGTCAAAGAAACTGGGTATGCTGTCTTCACGGGGGGTCTGAGTCCAATGGAAAAAGGTCAATGGTATTACGACAATTTGTACCAGGGGAACTATTGGGTCTTAGACATAGATGCGTCTAAGTGGGACGCGAGTGTGCCGGATGAATTCATCGACGCATATTATGACTACTTGATTCGCTGTGGATGGGAAGACGCTAAATTTATGTCCCGCCGTCGTGACTACGTTGTGAAGAAGAGATTTACCAATGGAGCCATGATTAAAGCTCACATCGCTGGAAGGTTTATCACATCGGGAGCCCCTGATACATACATTGGAAACAGTGTTATGAATCTGGCGCTACAAACGTGGTTGGCTTTTCAGTTGACGAATAACAGCCAGCAAGCTAAAGAATTCAAGTACATGATATGTGGAGATGACGCTATAGTAGGCATACCGAAATCCAGTTTCCCGAATACCACCGCTCTGAAAAGAAAGATCATGGAGATACTTGATCTGACTGGAATGGAATTTGAATTGAACATCATCGACTCGAAAGATACTCACCTATTCAGATACTGTTCAGGGTTCTTCGCTCCAAGCGAGAATTTAGAAGGCGGTCCCTCTCTCATACACGTTCCTGAACCTGTGCGCTTCCTTGGGAAGTCGTATTCGTACAGGCCGGAGGTAATGGAGAGCATTTCTTTGGATGAACACCGCAGAGCGGTCAATCTCTGTGGTTTTCATTCATATTCCCGTGATCCAGTGTGGAGTACCGTGTTTAAGAAGAAGTACTGTTACACCGACTCTGAGGCCATCACCGAAGCGATGCGAATTAACTTTGGTAGTTTCAAATGGAAGGAGTTGGTTGCTGCTTCGTTGGAAAGCACGGCGAATGTTAACTGGTCCGAAGAAGCCAAGGCGCGCAGTTGGGAGTTTTGGGGCACTATTTATCCTGGGTTGAACGACTCTAACTTGAAAGAGATAGAGAAATTTATCTTCAGAGATGAGCTGGGCCTCACTAAACCCAAAGCGTACGGCTTTTACAGCCTATCGGAGGGTATGTCTGCTATACTCACCGGTGGTTTGTACCGCGTGGCTTCGTTCCATGAATGTCTGAGAGCGAAGTTGATTAAGTCCGACCTTGAAGGCGACCCACGCGCATCCAATCCCTTTGCGTTTGTTGTCATTTTGGAAGAAATGGATTCGGCAATAAACCGTTGCGTAGAAGTGAGATGGAGAATGAGCAGTTCCGAATGCGGATACCTGGTAGGCTGGATGAAAATCCGCCTGTCACTTACGATGCTGTAGGTAGAAATGATGATTCTTTGCTTGACCGTGTCATTCATCATTCGCTATGGAATCGCGGAACTAAGACCTGGACGCAGGCTTTGCGAGGTGGTTTGTTGGATTCGTTCTACATGCGTGAGATGTGGGACAACCCTGAACTCGCAGCTCGGGTACAATGGTGGCAAGGTGAGGAGGTAGAAGTACCCATCCTGAAATAGACATTATCCCTCTTGCTACAAAAACATGTAAACATGTCGCTATTTCGGCGTAAAGAATCCATTTGTGTTATGAAGAGATCAGGACGTGCGGGAGCTTTAAACTTTAACGGTGTTAAACCAGAAGAGAACGATTTCTTGATTACTAGACTTGACCCTTTTCACGATGCCCCTTACATGCCAACAGGTGGGCCAGGAACTGCTCCTACTGTCGTCAGGACCTTCCGACGTGCAGTCACTGTTACCTCACCCAATTCAGCCGCAGTCGGCAATTGGAGTTTTGCTGTAGGTACAGGGGTAAATGGAGTTCCTTATTTCGGAGAAGGGCCTTTGCCGTTTATGAAGCTGCGAAATTTTGTCTCGGGAGTGACTCAAACCACGGGAGATATTGAGATATCTTATGAGTATGGGGCGAATAATTCCTATTTGACATATCAAACGCTTACTACTACGGCGGGGAGGGGGACTCACCATCCTCATTGTCCTGTCTATGTGATTGGAGTCGATTCACCAACCATCCAATTTTCGACTACTGTATCGACAGCCACTGGCAACGCAGTTGGTCCCCCGGAATCTAGGGGTAGACCTATCGGTATCGCACAGTTCGGAGAAAATGTTTACGAAGATGGTCCTTCTAAACTGGTGTCAATCGCGTACGAAGTTCATATGACTACCTCGGACCTTTACAACACAGGTGTCGTCACGGTTGGACGTGTTCCCCAAGCATTGTCTAACAACACGGTTCGGTTGGGGGCTATTGGTACGGACCCTGCACAGAACGCGGCTGTGGTAACCAGCGCAGTTCTTCCTACCAACACAGCAGACCTGTTACTATATTCTGGATCACGACAGTGGCCTGCCAAATACGGTGTCTATGCTGTGGCACCGGAGGCCTCGTCAGCTGTGCCTGACTTTGATCCCAATCCTTTTGCTTTTCACCTTCGTCGTTCACTTAGTTGGCAAGCCTCGCAACTGTTACCCGCAGGTTCCAATTGTTTAGCTGTCACTACTGCCAACAGGTCCGGACAGACGACCATAGCCTCAACGGAACACTTTGATTCGGTCTTCGCTTTTTTCGAAGGTCTGGATCCGAGAGCGTCGTTTCAGGTTACTGTGATATTGACGTATGAAACAATCCCGACCGATAACCCGCTGCTTCGACCTTTAGCACGCATGCCGATGGAAATTAGGCCCCACGTAATCGAGACCCTCGCTCACATGTCCACACATGTTGATCCTTTTTGCATGGTTTCTGAGAACGCTTCAGGTGCATTTTTCCGTAAGGTGTCACGAGCTTTTGAAGTAGCTAAGAAGTCGTTAAATTCTCCGGCAGGGAAAGCCATCATGCGGACAGTCGCTCCGGTCGTACAGTCAAGCCTTCCCCCTTCTGCTCTTACTGCCTTTAGAGTGGCTGAGGATGTGGCTCAAAAGTATCGACAACAACAAGCAAAGGAAAAGAAGAAAAGGCGCAAGGCACAGAAAGCCACCGCAGCTCAAAAAGGAGCAGTTGTTAATCCGACTGCCACCTCGCGGAGGTAACTTGCGTCTCCCGAAGGTATAAGCCACCTTCCCAAAACAGGCTAGAATCTCTGTCGCGCCGTGCAATTCGGAGGCCCCTTGGAGCCTAATGGTAAAGCTACCCGCCTACAAGACACGTAGGAAAAGAGAGATTCCATTTCCACAACCCACAATCATACTAACCTTCAAACAGTCAGTCAGTCAATCAAAT